TTTCATAATAAATAAAGCTGTATCTGTCCAAATGTAAATTGCATCTCTACCTCTTATAGCTCCAACAATTCTTGTTCCATCTGCAAGTCTTTGTGTACCTGCAGTGTTAGTTGAAGTAGGAGTCCAATCAGTTAAAGATTCTTGGTCTGACCATCTAACATACATATCATCTTGAGTAGATGTTGTACCAATAGTAGTCTCTGTTCCAAAACAAACTAAGTGTCTGTCCGGTGTAGAAACTAAAGTAAATTGTGATGCAGTAGGACAACCACTTACAAGTGTTGCTCTAGTTGATGTTGCATTTGTTGCATTAGAGTTCCATTCAAATGTTGAACCATCTGAAATAGTTGCAATAAGTTTATTACCAAAATTATCTAGTGACCATATTCCAGGTGCTGTTACAATGTCACCTGTTTGTGATGCACCCCATTTTGTATAATCTGATGCATTGGTTACAGTTGCTGCATCAGAATGTGATGCGGCTGTAGAGTTATCTGATCCTCTAGTTAATCCTCCTAAAGTTCCTGTACCAGTAGTGTTTGATGTATAAGCAATTCTTTCATCATCTATTATAACAGTTCCTGAAGCAGGAAAACCTGTAGAGTCATCAAGTACAATACTTGTAGAAGAAGCTGTTAATGCTCCATCTAGAGTCGATGTAACTGCACCTGCAGTAGTACCACCCCATACACCTAGTCCCCAACCAGCAGCTGATTCTTCTACAGCAGGTCCAATTGGATAATAATGTTGGACTCTTATTCCACCAGATGTAGATGCTCCTGATCCTGATTCATTTGATCCCATTTCAACTGTAATCGTTGTTGAAGTAGGGACGGTTGCAACCATAAATACTTTATCATCAAAATCACCAGAACTAAAATTAGAATTGGTAATAGAGGTAAAATTATCCAACTTAATAATATCGTACTGATTAATGTTATGAGCAGATGCAAACGTAATCGTAACTGTGGCGTCACTTTGTGTTGTTGTAAATGCATTTGTTAATGTTGTTGTAGCTTTAATAGGAGTAATATCATAAAATGCGCCTCCTGAATACACATATAAAATTCTGTTTGTGCCTAATGCTGAATATTTAATACCATCTGAATTAACAAATTGGTGCATAGCAGTTGTTCTACCAGTTAAAGTTATATCTCCTAACTGTGCCCAACCACCTATTTTTTCAGGGGAGCCATATCTAAAACGAATATAATCTCCGTCAACCCATTGACCCTCGCCGCCCGTTGCTGTGACTTGTTTATTAATTCCTGGCTGAATGTTTATCTTTTGTAGCATAAACCCTTTATAATACTAAAAGGCCCAGCTTACAAACGAATATCTAGTGCCTTTAGTTGCTTCCTTAACTTCATGTGGGTACATAAAAGTCGATGGAAATAATAATATATCCCCTGTTTTTAAAGGAATTTTTTTGCCTCTGCAATAGAATTCTGCGCCCTCGTAGTTATCATTTAAATTTGCAACGATAGATACTATAGGAACTCCCTTCATTTTTCCATCAAAAATACTGTGTATA